ACTTACCTTGTAATGTACCAGCAAATGTATTACCAGTGTCATCAACGTTAAGGTTAGCGTTAAGAGCAGGAGTGTAGTCAAGTACACCAGCCATTGTTAGAGCAGAAGCAACGTCTGCAGAGCAAAGGATCATATTGCCCTTTCCTCGACGAGTTTGCTGTGCAATAGCGTTAGCGTCTCTTTCCATTTGGAAAATAAGACCCTTGAACTTCTCAACAGACCAACGACCATTACTGTCTGTGTCTAGGTCGAAGGTACCAGCAGTAGCAACGTTTGACTGAGCACCAGGCTTAGCAACGTTATAGATGGTACGAATAACTTCTCTGTTTATCTCAGCGAGAATCTCAGTAGAAAGAATGTTGGCAAGTTCTGCCTCTGCATTCAATCCGTGGATTGCTTTTAAGTCTTGAGCAAGTTCTAGACTGTACTCTGCCTTTAACGCACGAGACTTAGCAGTAACGGTGACTTTCTCGATTGAGAATGCCATTTCGTTGAACTGAGGTGAACCATCACTACCTAGAGCTTCTGCCCAAGCAGTTGTGTTACCTTCACCAACGTTGTAGACTTGACCGTCTGTACCAGCAGAATCTAGAAGTCCAGGATCGCCACCTCTCTGAGCAGTTGTACCTAAACCAACACTTACGCTACCAGAACCAGCAACATAATCATCTGCTCCAGATGGGTTAGCAAAGTCGGTACCAATACCAGAGAATGCAGAATCTGCTTCCTTGTAGAATGCTTCGTCGCCAGTCTGTGACTTGTAGCGAGAACGCATTGCAAAGATTAGTCCAGTAGGACCATTCATTGGTTGAACGCCAGCTAGGTCATATGCGACTAGGTTTGGCATTGCACGACGAATCAGGCTAATAAGCACTGGATCGAAGTTTGCTATGTTAGCACCTGTAGAGTTAGTAGGTGCTGCCTCTCCAAGGAACTCTTGCTCCTCTTTAAGAATTTTTTCTTGGTTCTCCAAGAGAACTGCGGTTACCATTCTACGATGAGAATCTTTTATTTCCCCCATACCATCATGGTCTAGGAGTGGTGCCCACTTCTCCTGCAGATGTTCAGCATTGAACGCTTGCATTTGATTTTACCTTTTTAAAATTTTTAAGTTAGTTTGTTCTATAATATAGAAATCATTTTTTAGAGACTCTATTCATTGTCTGAAGATAGCTTTCCATCAAGGTTGAATTAACTTGAGGTGCCTCAGCTGTTCCTTCTGAAATTGTTTCTGAGTGGTCTCTTTGGCCAGGATTGCTTGGAAAGTATGACTCTCTCAAGGTTACTAGCTTTTCACGATAGGCTTCTTCACTAACAAACTCAACATTATTGGCAAGAGAAGCGAGTTTTTCCTTCTGGGAAAGTGCTAGACCCTCGGATACATCTGACTGAATTACATCAGCAACCGATTCGGCCAATCTCTTATTAAGAGCAACATTCTTTTCTATTTGCTCGTTGAGTTTTGACTCCATTTCATCAAGTTTTTCTACCATACTATTAAGGACATCATATTTCTCTTCAGGGATTGTTACATAATGATCTTCAAATAGTGACTTCATACCTCCTAAGAAGGATTCGGTCATTTCTGTTTTAAGTCCATGCTCGACTGCGAGGGCATTTTCCTCCAACCACTCGTCAGCGACGTACTCAAGATAAGCATCAGTTCTATCTTCGAGTTCCTCTTTAATGGACGTAATTTCTTCTGTTAAAGTAGTTTCGTACTCTTTAGCAAGTTCTTCTTTTAATTCAGCAACTTTTGTTTTAATTGCTGTCTCAAAAATTGTCCGTGCTCTTTCTTGGAATTCCTCAGAAAGTTCTTCACCAGCAATAAGAGCATTAATGTCATCTTCAACATTAATTTCTACTTCTGTTGAATCTTCAGCAACAACTTCTTCTTCAGTTGTTTCTTCTTCAGCAACAACCTCTTCTTCTGTAGTTTCCTCTTCAGATACAACCTGATCTTCAGGCTTCTCCTCTTCCTCCTTTTTCAAGGTAGGCATTGCTTGGTCACCAGGTGTTGCATTTTTATTAACAACATCTCTGACTTGCTTGAGAGTTTTTCCAGGAGTCTTTAACTTAGCTGAATCGTTATCAACCTTATAGTTCTCTGGAGTTGGGCCGCCTAAATCTTCAATAGCACCTTGGCCAGGAGTAGCACTACCAGGAGTGTTCTCTTGAGGGCCCTTGTGCATTGGTTCAGCAGGTGCAGCGTTTTTGTTTACTACGTTTTCCATTTCTTGTAAATTGTTACCAACGGACATTTTTTTAGATATTTTTAAATTAATCTGTATTTATTTATAGAACTTAAAGATTTGATAAAAAATCGTTAAAAAGATTTATCTTATGTTCTTCAAGTGCTTTTTGATCAACTAGAGTATTGATTCTCTTTTTAGTCTCATCAACGAACTGTTCACGAAGGATTCCACCTTCCCAAACCCACTCTTTTCCTTCCATAATTCCATTCACAAAAGCATCAGGTGCAGAAGGATCAGCAACTATATCAGCAGCAGTTGCTAACTGAAAATCTTCACCAACAACCTTAAGACCATCACGATCTTCTTTTAATGTTCCAATACCACGTGAAGAAACACCAAGTGTTACACCTTCATTAATAAGAGATTTTGCAATCTTACCCATGGGTGTTTCTAGAAGTTGTGCCTTACCCACAAAGTTATTTCCTTCTCTACGAAGTTCTGTAATTTTATGTGATACACGATCAAGATTTACAGTAGGGCCATCTGGATGACCAAGTTCACCAAGTGCACGACCTTTTTTAATAAATGACTCAGTATATCTCCCAACCTCTTTTGCAAGAGTATCTACAGGATACATTCTCCCATTACGATTTTTGAGATTCCCTTGTAGGAAAACTCCCTCAATATACAGTCTCTTTTTAGCACCTTTTCCTTCGGTGATAAATTTAACGCTTGAAATTTCTTCGGTAATGAGTTTCATTTTCTTAATTAGTAAATCCTACGTTATTTGCTTCTACTGCAGTCAAAGCACCAATAGCAGTATTTGCCCAAACAACGTCAGTAGCTTTTTTCTGAAAAAATACTGTTGTATTTGCTTGCATAGCAAAATATTGTGTTGAAGCTGCACCTACACCTGTTGCTATACCAATAGTAGCAATACCTGCAGTTTTATTTGATATTCGTACACATCTAGAACCATTTATAGTGGTTGCCGCACCAGCAGTAGGTGATACAGCAGTAGCTGAGTCAAGTATTTTTATAAGTTGGGACATTATTCTTGATCCTCGGTATTTTCTGCAGTTTCAGGGGTAGTAGTATCAAACATAGAAAGTGCTACTTCTGGTTTAAGAGCATCAATTTTTTCTGCTGCTTTTGTAAACAACACATCTTTCATCTTATCACTAATATCAGCTGCTGAAGAATCAGTAGCAATCAAATTTACAATTTCTTCCATGAAAATTAATATAATCCTATTCTTTATTTATATCTCTGCTTTCTTTATGTCTTTTCCCAGTTGACCATTAGTGATTGCACCATCTGCTTCTAATGGCATATCTCCTAATGGATCCATTTCACCTTCTGCTGGTAATGGTTCACCAGTTATAGGATCCATAGAAGCAGGATCAGGAATAATACCATCCTTAATTTCTTGTTCTATCTGTTCATCCTGTTCGATAATTTCACCATCAGTTTGACGTAAAATATTCTTACGCACCCATTGTTGTGAATAGAATCTTCCGATATAAGGTTCGATAGTAGCAAGAGTTCCCAATCTCTCATTCATCATTTCAGTTTCTTTAAGTTCAGCAAACTGATTATCATAAATGAAATCATATTGAATATGCTCACTCAAATCTTCCCAATCTTCAGGAGTTACAATATTTTTAAGAATCAATTGAGTCTTAAGCATATCTGTAAACATATGAGCAAAACGCTTTCTTAAACGTCCTACAAATCTTGAGAATTTAAGTTCATCTCTTAGTATCTCTGATGAACGACCTAAATTAAATCCACCATCCGAGGCAATTCTAGATTCAGGAACAGCTAATGCTCTATAAAGTTTCTTTTGGAAATACTCAATATCAGCAAGTTCTCCTAAGTTTTGTCCACCAGGAAGGGTTGTGATTTCAGTTCCTCTACCACCTTCTCTACGTGGTAACCAGAAATCTTCCATCATAGACATGAACTTACGATCATCTCTAATTTCACCAGTGTTAGCATCATATACTAACTTGTTACGATAACGATTCATTACCTCTCTGAGGTATTGCTCTGCCTTTACCTTTGGAAGATTACCAACATCAATATAAAATATTCTTCTTTCTGGTGCTCTTGACAATCTATAAATTACAAGACTATCCTCAATCATACGAAGTTGATTAAGTGCCTTGATTGCTTTTTGTAAATATGAAAGAACAATTCCTTTGTTTCTATCTACCAATCCAGAAGTAACATAAGTGATAGAATCTTTTGATATTTTTACACCCTTAGATGCTCCACTACCACTGACCATTCCTGATGGATAATTAGATTTTGGTGTATATACAAAATATTCTTCGATTTCAGGAGCTACAATTTTTGTATCATCCTTTTCCCCATTCATCTTAACATTCATTGCATCTGCTTTGCTCATCTTCTTTTCTTGACGAACAAACCTCATTTTCATGGGGTCAATATATCTTAATTCCTGTATTCCTTCTTCGGGATTTTTGACATCAATAACCTTCAGATAATATAATCTTCCATCTACATACCAATTTCTAAGTATTTCATGTGATTTTTTATCAAAATCTAATATATCTTTTATATTTCTAAACTCATCTCTAATTGCTCTTTTAAGTTTATCACTTGCATTTAAATTTGATAGTTCAATTTCAATTGGAGTGTCATATAAGTCACTAACAATTGCTTCATTTATAATATCTTCAATGGCACCATCACATTCTGGATGTAATGCCATCTCACGATATCTTCTTATCAAATCATATTCGGTTCTATAAACACCTTCAATATCCACATAGGAACCATAAAATCCACTGGAAATATAATTATCAACCCCGTCCTCATTGTTCTGAGGAACGGGGGATATTATGCCAGGGGATTTCTTTTCTTTTTCAATAGAAAATCCAAAAAGTCTTGCCATTGTATAATCTTTTTACCTATTATAGCACTATTTATCTGATATTTTCACCGCCAGCCGCAGGTGAAGTACCTTTATATGCTTCCCACCACTGAACTTGCATCTCTACAGTAAACTCTTCTAGAGTATCGGTAGTCTCATAACTTAGGTCAATTGTGGAAATATTAGTTGGAAAAATATCCCAGAACTTGTAAGATCTTAAGATACCACCATCACGATCCAATTGATGAACCATAGCATCTTTTTGATACTCATCAGGATTCTGAACTCCTGTGGCATCTTCCATGCTATTAATGATATTCATCCACTTCTCAAAAGCAGAACGAATAACAAAATCAACATCATTGAGAACAGTAATTGTCCATGTCTCAAATGTTCTATCTCCTGCAATTTTAAGTATCCTTCCTCGGAATGGAACTTCAATTGGTGAAATTGTAGATGCAGGAAGTGCTGCTGCCTTAACTAAAAATCTTGATTTTTGTAAGACATCATTTTCTATTGCAACTGCATTTGGAAACGCTAACTCAACCTCAAAAAGATTCGGCCTAGCACCACCACCAGTTAACTTACTTTTAAAATCGCTTATCTTCCTTAAAGGAATGCTATTTTGTTGCACACGGCTTGGCATTTTTTTAAACCTCTATTAAACGTTACCGATTACTTCTTCAAATGCAACGCCAGTTCGAGTGGCGATGAAGTTAAGACCAATGAAGTTGATTGATCTTGCAGGCTTAATGTATATATCAGCCACAAACTCATTAGAATCAATAATTGCGGCGGTGTTATTAGTTTCATCACAAATAACAACATAATCTGTGATTCCTCGTTTAGCCTGAACATCACGTAGGAAAGGTTCGACAATATTCACAAAGTTAGTTCTTGTGATCTCATCGTTAAACTCAAAGAGTTGATCCTTCGCTGCAGCAGAAATTGCATCTTCAAGGAAGAGGAATAATCTACGAACGTTAATTCTATCAAATGCAGATGCCTTAGCAAATGCAGTCTTATCACCAAATAGAACAATTCCAGCACCAGGTGAGAAAATTACAGGATTGACTCGTGCAGAATAAAGACGATCTCTTTGATCCTTACTTGGATTGTATGCTAACTTAACTGCATTAAGAATAGCACCTCTTGCTGTACCAGCAGGTGAGAACCAAGGGAACGCATTGATATCCGTTCTGGCACATAATCCAGCAATATCACCATTTAATGGAACATATCTGAATGTATTTGCAAATCTATCAAACATATACTTGTATCCACTATCGAATACTGCATATGATGAAGAAGTAACAGGTTCAAAGAAATCAATAACATTATCCGTAATAGTTGAATCGCTTAAAACAACATCCACAGTCTTCTGATCTGGATTGTCAGTTATCATAGATCCTCTATAAGGAGAAATAAATGCAACTGCATCCTTTCTCTTTTCAGCAACGGCAATCAATTTAGTTGCAAGAGCCCTTGCTTCATTTTGCCCTTCTTTTGCAGATCCCATCAATAAGAAATCTACATCCACATTAGTATCATTCTCAAATAATCCATAACCACTAACTAAGTCATCTAATCCAGAATTAAGTGCTCCAGTTGAAGTAATGGTAGAAATACCACCATAATCCTTACCATCTGTTAATACTGTATTCAGATTACCAATCGAACTAAAGATAATACCTTCAGCATCTTGATCCCAACCAGTATCACCAGCAAGAGTAAATCCTGAACTATATCCAGTAGTTACCACTCCTGCAGGTTCTCCACCCGCAAAGATATGTGTTGAATTAGTTTCAGTATATTTTCTCCACCATTGAGGTGATCCTACAGAAAACTCAGCGTCTTTTGCTTTAGAAAGATTTAAGTGTTTTTCCAGAATCGTTCCAGCATTTCCACTAATAGTTCCTTTACCATCTATTACCACAACGTGAACTTCATCGAATCTTGCACCTCTAGCAGCTGCATATTCAGATGTTGTTGGACGCTCTGAAAGAGTATTCCATTTTACTGTGGTTGTTGTAGTTGCTCCACCAACTGTTGCAGTTGTAAGATCAAGTGTTTGCTGATCAAACCAATCCACTGCACTGTTAACTGTGGTAGATCCGTATGAAGTTGTCTGACCTGTAGAATGAATAGCAACTGTAGAATCTGTACTAAACTGATAGATGCTATTATAAGATTGGGCAGTTTCTGTGGAGAATGCATTAACATGACTTAGGAATTTAACTCCTACTTCTCCAGTACCAATTTCAGTAATAATACCCTTAAAGTATCCATCAAGTTCTTCAGTAGTACCAGCACCAACTCCTGTTTTAGAAACAACAGTACCTGCAGGAACTGCTTGAGTAATTCCATATCCAACTGCTAAATCTGCAGTAACCGTTGTAGTTGTTCCAAAATCAAATGTTGTTGTTAAATCTACACTTGATGCTGATGAAGTAGAGATGGTAACAATACCAGCAGCTCCTCCACCAGGTACTGCAAGAACAGTAGTTCCTGCTGCAACAACACCTGCAACATCACATTTAACTTCTAATCCAACAGTAATACTAGTAGTACTATTAAATGAAATAGTAGAAGCAGAACCTACTAAAGTACCCTCTAAGTTAGATACTGTATCACTAAATGAAGTGGCACCTGTAGTAGCAATACCAATAGTCTGGTCGGCTCTACCATCAATAATTCCAATTCTCAGATCATTTGCCCATGTTCCAGGATTTCGAGCAGCAACCGTTACACCAGTAATAGAGTTCTGATCATATCCCAATTCTTCATAATGCTCTGCACTCTTAATACGTACACTTGTAGCAGTTCCTACAAAAGCATTCTTTATACCCACTCCTGTAGTTGAGTTATAATCGTCAGCTCTTACAACATTTAGAATACCACCATATGCAAGATATGATGATGCTGTCAACCATGTTTCATATTGTTTATCGGTTTCATATGGTTGCCCAAATGTATTCAATAAGTCGTTTTCAGTAGTGACAAGTGTAGGAGTTCCTACTGGTCCTTTTGCAAAAGGGCCTACAATTCCACCTAATTTATCTGATGTTGGATCAATTCTCCCCAGAGTTAAATCAATTTCCTTAACCAGAATTCCAGGAGATGCTAGATTTAGCGGCATCTTGTTTTCCTCTCGCAGTCCAAATTTATTCTAGAAATATTTATTAAATTATCTTTTTTACATGCATTTTTTTATCACATGTAGTCCCACATGTACGATCTATCTCCATATTCGTCTAAATGCCACGTATCTCCATCCTTATCTACAAAACTCTCATCTTCCAATCCAGTTGCAATAAATCCGAATGGAGACATATCCTGTTCTATTTGATTCTTCTGCTCTTCATAGATTCTTTTACGAACATCATTATCGGTCATCTCCTTAAAATAGTCTTGAGCACACAACCATGAGAATATCACTAGGCACATAGCTAAATCATCATTAGACCCTTCTTCTGCCTCAAACGAATTATGTTTCTGAGCAAATGTAGTTAATTCGGAAATAATATCATAATCCCATAAAAGTATTTTATCATCCTCAAGCATAGTCTTTAAATTAGAGCATCCTAATTTTTTGACAGCAGATGTGGTTCTAACTCCTAATTGAGTTTTCTTACCTGAAAATCCTTGACCGACAATCTGACCATTTCTTCCTCTCATTGTAGCCATTAATAGATTTTCATATTCCAAATCATATTGAAGAATACTCGCTACTTGATCTCCAATATCATTAACTTCTATTAGTAAATATGCTTCATTATACCCTTTAGCCACATCCAAAATAATATTAGGAAATAGCATTGGTTTAATTTCATTATTTCTATACTTTGCAACAACCTTGTAAGGAAATTCTGTTATATCAAATACTAAAAAAGCAGAATAGTCATTACCCAATCCTCTGGCCACATCAACCGTGATTATATAATTGTGTTCTGGTATTGGATCTATGTAAATATCAAGTCCAGCATTTCTCTTCTTAGGTTCCTCATATACAAGAGTTTTTAACTTACTTGCATTAATAAGAGTATTAACAGATCCTAAGAACTCACACTCAAACTCAATCTTAAATTGTTCCTCAGAAGTATTGGCAATAGTTTGCTCTTTCCATACAGCATCTCTACCAGGAACTTCACTCCAATGAACA